CATGATCTGATAATTCATAAATTCTTTAACACGCATTGATTGTGATTCTTTATCTGGTGTAGGTGTTCCAATAATCTGTGTTCTAACTGGACCTTGTGATGGTAATAATTCTTTGTAAGCTAAAGATTGAAACTGTGTAACTGCTTCTGCTAATACTGGGTGAACTGCACCAGATGCACCTTTGAATGGCTCTGTGTTTTCTTCGTATTTAAATCCTAAAAGATCTAAACCTTTTGTATAAGAAGTTTCCCAATCTTTTCTAGACGCTTTATAGTCTGTGTAGTTTTCATATAACTCGTGTCCGATAGGACCTAATACTTCTTCAGGAAGTAACTCTGCTAAATTTGCAAAATGATCTTCGCCTTGTTCTTGACTACCAACAGATGGATCAAAGTTTATATCAACACTACCATCTTCATTTGGTTGAATATCAATTGGTGATTCTTGTTCTTGTTGCTGTTCCTGTATGTCTACTTCTACTTCTTCAGGACTAGGAACGTTTATTGTTTGCTTTACGTTTGGTAAAGACTTGTCTATTTCTGCCATTTATTTTCTCCAGTTTCACTGTCTTAACAGTATTATAATTAATATTCAACCCCTGTGGTGTTGGCCCTGATTTTGGTGGTGGGCCTGATTTTTTACCTAGTCTAGTCATCAAAACCTGCATCTCCATAATCTCTATCATCTATTAAATTAATTGGATCCCCTTCAAGATCTGCATCACCTGCATATTGTTGTTCTCTCATTGATTCTGCTCTTAACTCAGCATCTATGACTTTACCTTCACCTTTAGATAAGGTTCTTACAGGTTTACCTGTTGCGTATTCTTCCATCACACGAGTCGTGCCTTCCATCATATCATCAAGTGATTCTACAACAACTGGATTTGTATCAAATCCACCATCAGGATCTGTTGCATATACTTCTTGATCAACAGCAGCAAACTC